ACAAGGACAGTATGCTAGAACGTCTAGCAGAAATCATTGTGGCTGAAGATATCGAAACTGATCTAGAGAATATGGAAGCCTATGTTGATCGTTTCTATCCTGACTTCCGTAAGCTACTGGAAACCGTTGACCAGTACACTATCAATGGCGTACTAACGCCTTCCGCAGAAGTGGATGTATCTGTGTCCGATGATTTTGAACTAGTAGTTCTGGAAATGTTTGAAGACCAGAAGTTCGATAATGCGGATATCCGCGAAGCCCTAAGTATGGTAATGTCTGACTCTGATTGGGAAAATTTATATAAATTCCTATACGAGAATATGCACGAAATGGGTAAGTTCGTTGATAAGGATATGTGGGCACGTGGCATCGTGGTCGTGGCCGATCACATGTTCAAACACGCTCACGTAGCTAATCCCGAATTAAACGCAACCGCAATGTTTGTTAAACTTGGAGGACTGTAATGTCTGATACACTAACCGAAGATCAAAAAGAAAGAGACTTCAAAGCGATCTACGGAACTAAAGATAAAAACGAAAAGCTGTCATGGACACGCCGTCAGAAGAACTTGGAAGAGTTAATCGAAACGGAAATCAACCCTCTAGCCGAGCAAATCCTAACCCTTCAGACTAAGCAACACGAACTAATCGACAAGGTAATGGAGGCTAGAGAAAAAATGTCTAAGGAATGTATTCATCCCAAGGGTTCGTTAGTTCATATGGGAACGTACATCAAATGTAAATTCTGTAACCGCAACCTATCACGTCCGAGACTAAAATGACCGATACCGAGAAGAAAGAAAGAAAACTGGATATCTTTGAGGTCTTGAAAGAGATAGACTCCGGCAATCGAACTTTCCTAGATACTCTCGAAGATGACGTAAAGAAAGACTTTGTACCATTAGTGACGATGCGTTGGGCATCGTCAGTTGGTGGTATGCAGGCGGTACTGCTGAACGAGTTGGTAAACCCGATGGTGTTTAAGTTCGGTAATCAGCCAGAGCTTCTTTACAAACTAATGGTAGCTTCTTCGGATGGAAAGCAAAGGCGATACCGCTGGCTTAAATCTAAATCAAAGACCAAAGCTAACAAACTAACGATCCAAACAATTGCAGCCTATTACAAATGTACTGCAAAAGACGCCGGATTCTATGCCAAGCGTCTACCGCTAGAAGATATTCTTGAAATGGCGGAAGCCCTAGGGTATGATTCCGATACTATCAAAGCACTGAAAGCCGAAAACAAATAATGACTGAGAACATCAAACCCTTTTACGAATGTGAACATTGTTTCAAGAAACTGACCACTCAGGCCAGACTTGATAAGCATAACTGCGAAGCCAAAAAGCGAGCAGAGTACATGGCTACTAATAAGGGTAAGAGTGCTTTCTATTGTTATGAACTGTGGAATAGCCTCCGTGGCTTTTCTGTAAAGAATGTGGAGACGTTCATGGACTCGAAATATTTCAAGTCCATTGAGCGATTCATTAAATTCTGTAATAGTACTGGTATCCCAGATCGTAAACATTACATTAGATATATGATTGATAAGGATATCCTCCCGTTCAAGTGGACTGATCCAGAAATCTACGATGATTATATTCAGTACTTCGATCAAAGTAAGACCCCAGAAGAGATGGCACGAATCAGTATGGATACGCTCTTTGATCTTGCAGATTTATTTGATTGTGAAATCAGTGAAGTTCTAAGTCACATGCATGCATCCGATTTAATGATGCTGGTAGTAGCTCGTAAGTTGAGTCCATGGGTACTTCTTCCTAGTAAGTCCTTCAGGGGATATATGAAGACTGAAGTAACAGCAGAACAGACCATTTTGATTAACTCCACTATCAACTATGACATTTGGGGCCGTAAATTTAGAGAGAATCCTGAAGCAGTTACACAGATGAAAGAAATCGTTAAGGAAATGGATTTCTAAGTCATAAATAGAGGGATCAAGTGACCTTCTAATAAATGTCTAATTACACTGCCCGCTACCAGATTTTTTACACCGACAAAGATAAGACCCCAATCAGTGTCCCGCGTTCGTTGATCGTAACTGACGCGGGCGACATTGTGTTCATCGGAAAGAACCGTAAAGAGTACGGTGAAGTATTCAATACTAACGTTCTACATTTACTAGAACATTTCGCGTGTCCGGAAAATAGTGATGGTACACCCGACCTTAATACGGTCATCACGCCTACTCTACGCAATCCTATGCCGGGACAACTTTGGTTTAATAAAACCAAGAAAATTCCATTCGTATGGAATGGTACTAAATGGGTTTCCTTCGCCAATAAATCAACACCTGTTATGGGTAATAATGGTGTGTTGTATCACGGAAACCAACTTCCGGCCCCTATCGCCGACCCTAATAACCTAACCTCAAAGATTAAGTACGAAGATTGTGCATGGACGGTTTCTCCGTTTGGAATGACGGCTGCTCCGCGCCTATCTTATCTTGAATGTTACACAGACAAAGAAGCCAACCTGACCATGCGTTATATGGTTCAAGGCTCTCTTGATTTGTTAGAAGGTTATGCGAACTATCAAATCATTGGTATCGGTGGTTCCGGTATGTTCAATGGTGGTAGTAATGGCGTACCGCCATCTACCCCGAATATTCCGGGTCTAACGCCAACACCAACAGTAACCCGATCAGCAACCCCATCGGCTACTGCTATGGTTACACCAACTGTGACTCCAACCATTACACGTACACCGGGAATGACTCGTAGTGTAACTCCGACCCCAACAGCAAGCCGTACAGAAACGCCTGTACCGTCCGTTACTCGCACGCAGACACCAACGCCTTCACCGACTCCTACTGTCACTCCTACTGTCTCACCTAGCGTTCCGCCACCGATTTGGATCAATATCTTTGATCAGAAGACAGTTAAGGATGTTTCCGTAGGAACTGAATATTCTCTAAATTATAGAGTAACTGAATCAGGTATTATCATCATTTATGATAACTACGGTATGAGCATTCCTAGCCAGTGGATTTATAATGATAGTCCAGTTAACTATTCTATCAGAGTGAGTAATGTTGTAGGTGAACCTTTGTCTGGATTTGTAGATGATTGGCTGAACACTGGCGTTCAAAGAACATGGGGCGTTGTAACGACTGGTTCAACTCCTGCTGGAACATACACCACTACCTTCATGGTAGAGATTATGAGAAATGCGGACCAGCAGATTATGGATCGATGCAATATTACACTTCAAATCAACGTGATTTGAGTTAATAAATACACAGGATTATAGGATTTAAAATGGCCAATTGCGCAGACTTTAGTTACATCATACACTATACAGACCAAGACAAGGGTACGATTCAGATTCAGAAGTCGGAATTGAATATTACGACGTTGGATATTGCCTTAATTGGTAAGATTCGTTTAGAATATGGTGAAGTTTTTAACGAGAACATTCTTCATTTATTGGAGAACTTTGCCGCACCCGCACTACCGTCCGAAGATGCACCGGATATCAGTAAGACATACAATGCTATTTTACGTAACCCGACCGTTGGTCAGGTATGGTATAATAAGACAAAGAATCGTCCATTCGTATATGGTACTGATGGTCGATGGAGAACCTTTGGTAGTATTGATGATGTAGCTGGTAACTCTGGCGTCATTATGGGCGACGGTAATACTTCGTTGCCGGTTCCTGTATCTCAGGATGGTTATAACTTTAGTCTTTCAGAATGCACATGGTCAGTTTCACCATTCCATTTCCCAGAAGAAATTGACTTCCTTCAATGCTATGTCAAGGAAGATGGAACCGTTATTTCCGAATATCGCCTAGAAGGTAGTTTGAATCTTGTAAAAGGATTTGCTAATTATCAGATTCTAGCCATCAAGGATAATGAGAACCAAGGAACTATGGACCCTAATTGTGCGCCGGGACCACTACCGTCAATCACTCCGACTGCGAGTATGACGCCAACACCGTCACGTACTGCCCCAATTACACCAACACCAACGTTAACTCCGTCAACAACAGTTTCGCAGACGCCGAATGTAACTCCTACGATGACCCGTTCGGTAACGCCATCGGTATCGGTATCAGCTACACCGTCTCCGACACCGGGTTCAACGCCTACGGCTACAGTAACTCCTACAATTTCACTGACACCTTCAACGTCACTGACTCCATCTGTAACTCCGACAATTTCACTAACCCCATCAGTAACCCCATCAACCGCTTTAAATAATGGTGATGTGTTCGCTGTTGCGTTCCGTCCATTCTCATTGGAGGCTGGAACTGAAGCGATGTATGATCGTAAGATGGATATGAATTGGGGGTCGTTCAACCCCACATACGACTACACTAACAATTACTTCCCTATTACTGGAGGTTCTGCTCCAGATGAATCT